TTTCTTTTTGTTGTTACTATCAGCAGCATCTTCTATTAATAGAATATCACTAGTTGTAGGAGTACCTTTAGCAGTTATGCCATTAATCTCACCTCCTACATTTACATGAACAGCATTTGCATCAGTACCACCACCAGCAGAAACATCAATATATCCTCTCACAGTAGAATACAAAGCATCTATGTCACCTGTACTAGGACTTGTAACCTCACTAAAAGGAATACTTATGTAAACCTGTCCTCTCTGGTTACCGTCATCATCTGAATCATCGTAGATATTAATATTAGTGCCTCTTTTTAAAAGCTTTACATTGCCATGCTTGATATAAGTTATTGCTCCTTTGAAGTCAATCTCTATACCGCTTGTTAAGTTAGTTATTGTTGCCATTAGTCTATGTAAGTTCTAATTGTTGTGTATAAATTATTTAAGTCCGCTGTACTAGGGCTTGTTACCTCTGCATGAGTAACCCTAATAGCATCTGCTCCTTTTCTGTTTTCTGAGTTATCGTATATCGAAACTGTTGAACTGCTCTTGATTAGTTTAACATTTGCATACTTAATAAAATAAGTATCTCCATGAGAATCTACTATCTCAATGCCATCTGTTTTATTTGTAATTGTAGCCATATCTTTTATTTGTATAGCTTATGTATGGATGTTACTAATATAAAAAAAAAGAGCCAATTATTTTTGACTCTCAATTTTTTTTAATAAAGCACTACTTTTTATTTATCATTTTTTCTAACACTCTGAATATAAATTGTATCAATACAAACAAGAATAATACTAATAATGGAGTCAATTTTTAAGTTTTAAAATATTATTAATTTGTCTAAAATCATTTAGAATCTGTTGAAAGTTTTTTGATTGATACCTCTCCTGAATACCATCTATTAAATCACTAACCTCATCAACTTGTATCTCCACCATCTTAATAGCTTCTTTAATCTCTTTGGTTTTCTTAGAGCTTTTTAATTTGTATAAATCATCCAGCATCATATCATGTACCTCTTTAGACTTTTCAAGTAGATCAGGCATCTCTTTAATAGCCTTATCTTTTAACTCCTCTTGCTCACTAATCTGCTTAATTTGTGCTTTCCTTTGCTCAATTAAACTGTTTTTAAAATCAAGCTCATTCTGGAGCCTATAAGCCTTATCAACATCATCTAAACTTTTATAAACATTATCACCTTTGCTATTTACGGTGTACTGTGTTAAATGTTCGATATATTGCTTTAAAAAGTTAACTCTCTTTTTGTAGTTCTCTAATTCTTCTTCTAGTTTCTGGATAGTTGCTAACATTGTTAATTGTGTTTTATAAGTTCAATTTTTGCTTCTTCTGGTATGCTTCCGATAGCTATTTGCCATTGCATTAAGTCCTCACCAATTTCTATTAATTCCTTTTCGTTATCTGTTTCTTTGTGTACTAGAAAATAGTAATCTATATCCTCTTCCATGTTACTAGTTTAACAATCATTTTCTATGCTCACAAATAATGTTAGAATCTATTAATATCTTAAAACCTAACTTATGCATATCTGTAAAAATAAAAGTATCACTAAAAGCACTTTTGTTTAAATCTAAATCTACTCTAAAGTAAACCAGTTCTAAAGCCTCTCTTCTGAATAAAGTACATCCTATTCCTGTTGCTGTTATCTTTGCATCAGGGTCTACTAATAATTGATTGAGAGGTAAAACACCTTGTCCCATTATATCAATACCATGCGAACGCTCTAAAAGCTTTTCACTTCTAACGGCCCTATAATCACTAGTAGATGTTAAGCACAATGTAGGCTCACCTCTATCAATTGCATAGGTACAGGTAACTGCACCAGCTCCAGAACATTCGGCATAGCTTATTAAGTTTTCTAAAATACATTCACCAGTAAATACATCACTTTCAATCATCATTAAATAGTCATAGTCACCATTTAAAAAGTATTCTCTTATGATGTTTTGATGGTTTGCTAACTCTTCTCTAAAGTCACCGTTTAATGGCTCATGAATAGCCTTGATACCTCTTTTATGGTATTCTTTAACATGGCTCTTATCCTTGCTGTTATCTACTACAAAGATGTCGTATAAGGGATAGGTGAAAGTGGTTATCTGTTTTACAAAATCATCTAAGCAGTAATCCTTAACTGAAGATGTAGGGAAGCCTATTAGTATTTTAGGGTAGTTCATATTAAATCTAAAATAAACATTGCTGCTACTGAAAACATAATAATAATTACTGAAATAAAGTTTTTAATTGTCATCTTGTTTGTTTTTAAAGTTTGCTTAAATATAATAAATTTTTAAAACATTTATAACTTATCTAACATTTTATCAATTAATCCTTCATCATTATCAAAGTCTACAACCTCTGCCCATTGCTCTTTTGCCTGAAAATGTATAATTGATATTTGTATAAAGCTGGGAGTAACTGCTACTATCTGATAGTTCTTATAAGTACCGTAAAACTCCCAATGAAAGAAAGCACAAGCTTCTAAAATCTCTTTTAAAAACTCCTCTTTATTCATCTTTTACGATTCTTTTTCATTGCATCATCATGAGCCTGTTGCTGTAACTCTGCTTTATAAGTTTCCTCTGCTGTTTCTATGCTTATGAACTCTAACACCTTCCAAAGATTTGAACTGTAAACACTGTCTAAAGGAGTTTTGTTTTTCTGATTGAAAATACCCTTTTCAGCAATCTTATAAGCTTTGCTTTGCCAGTAAAGATTCTTAACAATGGATTCACTTTTCGTGCCTGTGCTTTTGCCTTTTTTTCCGTTAAAGATGTTAGCATAGACTTTTGTAATTTGTTCGTATGCTCTTGCAAAAAAAAATAGCCTTTATAAGCTTCAGATATTGTAAGATTCTCAAAAGCCTTTGCCCTCATGTCTATTATATCTTCATCGTATTGCTCATCCTCTGTTTCTCTAAACAGTATTGCTGTGATCTTACTTAGGTAACTCCATTTTCTATACTGCTTACTTTGAAACAAAGTACTTAAAGCTTGAGATTCTGAAAAATGCTTATAGGTCGCCCCTCCTAACATCTTTTCAATACCTCCAGAAGTTTTAACAGATTTAATTAATACGTATTGTGTTTTGTTTAGTGTGATAGTATCAGAAGTACCTATATCATCCTGTGATGGCTCACCTAAGAACTTAGCAACTAGATTAAATATTTCAATAAGGCTTAATTCATCAGCTTTATTTACGCTTATTTCAGATTCTAAGTACTTTCTAGGTATATCGCTAAACATCTCTATCCAGTCAACATAAAAGCCTAGTAGTTTAGAATCACTTACAGGCTCATCTTTATCTGAGTAGATGTAGTTGGATAACCATTTAGGCATAGCACTAATGTAGTTTTGTGCCATTCCCATCTGTTTAATGGTGTTATCCTCCCAGTTATTACGTATTTGATATGGTTTATCTAGGATAGTTACTTTCAGCATTATTGGATAATGTTTCTAGCAATAAATATTAAATCTTGCTTTACTTTTCCCAGCCTAGCACAAGCGACGGTACTTAGTTGTTTATTACGCTCTTCTACAATAGTTTTATCAATAAACTCTGCTATCTCATTTAGTTTATCTTTTAACTCTACTTTAACAGGCTTCTTAGCCTTTGCTGCTGGCTTTTTAGCCTTTACTTCTTTCTTTTCCATGTTATAAATATAATAAAATTTTAAAAAGTGTTTTTAATCACTTCTTCACAAAGTTGCTGAGGTATCTTTGATCTCTCATAACTACCTTTTTTTCCTTGAGTACCTGTTTTACTTCCTCTAGGTGCAGATTCATGATGGCATTTAGTATTACCATTAAAGCATTCTTTTCTTGGCTGCCATCCATTAGGGTTAAATAAAGTCCTTAAATTGTTTGTGAAAATATGGGTAGGCTTTGCTCTCATATCTCCATACTGACAATACCAAACTGTTGCAACTTGACAATGTTTAACAAAATCCATTTTATTCATCATACCTCTAGGGTTTTCAATATAATATTTTAGGTTAGGATTTATTTTTAACCATTCTTTAATAAGATGGTGAATGTGTATATTAACTGCATCGCATTTTTTAGCATAATCAGTTTTTGGTAAAACACCATCTCTATGATGTGAAATAGCAGCAATTGAGTAAGTAGTACAATCTGGAGAAGCCCATACCATATCAGGAACAAAAGGAACATCAGAAATCTTAAGCTTACCAATGTCAATAACTAAATCTATGTTATCATAATTAGTCCAATCAACACTAAATACATTATATCCTTGCTTCTCTGCTTCTTTTCCTATACTTCTTGATCCTGCAAAAAGCTCTAGTATATTCATCTCTTAAAACAATCGCTCTTAGGCTTAATATTAATAAGCTGTTTAATATCATCCTTACTCAACTGACTGTAAATACTTCTAAGCTCCTGAAAGTATCCTAACGGCTCTCTTTTATACCTACCCTCTGTTAATAATCCTATCCTCCTATAATTAGATACCTCTAACCTAACTAGCTTATCTAATAAATAATCCTTGCTATTAATATTCATTTCTTAAATAGCTTTTTAATAGTTAGTAATACTTTCTCACAATAGAATAAACAGCTTGTAAATATTGATAATACTACCAGCAGAAACATAAAACTGTTTTCATTCTTTACCTTAAATCTTTTGTCTTTTTTCATTGTTAGTTAGTTTGTTTGAATATCAAATATAATAATAAAATTGTAATACAAAAGTAAAAAGTTATGCAACTGCTCTAACTGACTTCTTAGCAAGCTCAAAATACTCTCTCATCATAAAACAATCTGCATAATCTGGAGAACGTCCTATGCTCTCTTTAATCTTATCCTTAGCAATTATACCTAACCTGTTTTCATCATTATCAGGGTTAGCCTGTTTGATACTTGCGAGCTCTTCTTTTAACTCTTGCCAGCATTTATTAGCAACATTAGGAGCAATATAGATACCATAATCATTAACCCTCTCAGCACTCTTAAAATAACATTGAGCCTTTAAGTTTTTATAGTTTTCATTTTTAAACTTATTAACTATTGCTTTAGCGTTATTTGTAAAACCTTTTGAACCTTTTAAGACATCAACAGCACCACCACCTACTCCATCTTGGTCTAAAACTATATTACTCCTAGCAACATTATATTTATTTGCCATTTGTCTAATAGTCAATACAACCTCATCAATACCAGACTTATCTATTATATGAATATCAGATATAACAAAGCCTTGCCATACCATTATAACAGTCTTATCAGCTCCAAACCTAGCAACATCACAAGTAATAAAAGCTTTACCTTCTGGTTTTATAAATTCATTAGTAAGTAAGTTATCTAATCCATCATCTGAGTAGATTCTATTAGGATCGTTATCATAATCCCAGTTACCTAATAAAAGCCTTTCCTTTTTAGACTGATCCTTAATAGATTTAAGGTTAATAATATACTCTTTATCAATGTATGGGTTATCTGTTACGTATGCTTCTATAAATGCCTGAGTACTGGGGAGCTTGTTTGCTCTGTATGGCTGTATAAACTCTTCATACATCCAGTTCCTTTTAGGGTTACAAGTTATAAGTAACTTAGGTAGTATATTGTATTCAGTATTGTACCATCTACCTATTCTGGTTCTAAGTACATCATAAGCACCGAAGTTTATTTCTCCACCCTCTTCAATCCATCCACCTGTATATTCTAATGAACCGAAACGCTCATACATTGGATCAGATGGCTTATACTGTAAATCTAATAAGTCTATTCTTGAGCCATTAGGAAATTCAATAAAGTTATCTTGTCCTTGATACCTCCAGAAGTCATGAGGTAAATTGTGATGTTGCCTAACTTTTAATAGTGTTTGATATGTAGAAGCTCTTAACCTTTTTAACTCCTCTCTACCTATAAACCATTTAGTCTTTGGATAGCGTAAACAGTTTACTAATAACCATTCACAGCCTAACCATGATTTACCACCACCAGCAGCACCACCGTAAAGAGTTTCTTTAGTAATGCTATCATTTAGTTTATTGTATGCTTCATGCTGTTTTTTGGATGGATTAATATCAATCTCCATTAGGTAGGTTGTAGTTTATTTTTATTTCTCCAGTATGAGTATTATCGTTTTTGTTTTCTTGTTTGTCAGCCCAACCAAATCTGTTTTTCATATTCATATACCAACCAGTATAAGAAAAGTCTTTATTATCCAACTCTGTACGACCTTTTGATAACCACCATGCCTCACAATATCTCTTACACTTTTTTATGGTGTGTAAAAAATGCTCATCACGTTCAGATAAATTGTATAAAGTTTTTCTACTAATATCTAAAGCTACTGCTAATTCAACAATACTAGCACCCTCTTTAGATAGGTTAATAATAATATTCTCCCATCCATCTGGTAAATCTTCTAATTTCTTTAACGGCCTACCTCTATCTGGCATATCTATCAGTTATATCATGGTTTGGATTATTCCTCCAAAAGCTATCCTTTATTTTTGGTTCTACTTTTATGGTTTTTAGAAAGTATCTGGTGATTCCATCATTAGGTATACTCTTAGCAATTATAAAGATGCTATTGTTTTCTAGTACTTTATATTGATACCCTTTATGATAAAATTTATCTTTTATTTTTAAGATTCCTACCTCAACCATTTTAACTAATATAATAAAATTTAATTATTATTTATTTCTCAATCTCTCCAACTATTAATATTAACTCATTAAGTAGGTTAACCTGAGCCTCTTCATAGTTGTTACAATATGGGTAATTAGTTTCATGTTTTATGGGTCTATGATAAGAACCTCTAGCATAAATCTTATAGTTGTATTCTTTACCTGTTTTCTCTATCCATGATGTATAACCCCACTTTCTTCTAAACCAATCAAACACCTTACAATATGTTATATTATCATCGTATCCTAGTTGCCTTACAGCAGATAATTCTTTAGTAGTTATTACATCACTCATTTTTAAGTTGTTTAAAAAACCCCCTCAATTAATGAGGGAGTCTTAATTAATCTAAATTGCTATCAATGATTGAATCTATGGCTAAATCATCAATGTAATCTTCTATAAAGCACATTTTAGTTAAAAGAATAAACCGCTGCTAGTACTATACTAGATAGGTTATCCTTTTGTTCAAATACTTGCTCACTGGCTTTATCTAATCTATACTCTAACTTTAAATTTAGATTCTCTTTAGCATAATCTAAAGTCGTAGTAAAGTTTATAACATTTGCATCTGGGCCAATAGCACCTACTCCATTATTAATCTCTGCAAAGTACTCACCTCTTAACCCAGCAGTTAATTTACCTAAGTTATACTGAGGATATAAAGCAACTCCATAAAAACCATCTTTATCAGTTTTGTTGTATGTAGAATTTACTCCTAAATAAAACTTTTTACTTAGATCATAACCACCTGTTAAATCTATTTGCAAAGTAGGTTCTAAACTAGCATCCTGTTTCCCGTACAAAGCATTTAAGTAAGTACCTTTATAACCTAGTTGAACTCCTAAAGTATTAAAGTTAGTAGTGTTAAAATCTGTTGCATCAGTAGCATTTAAAACCGCTAACATACCTGTAAGGTTTTTAGATAGGTTAAAATCTGCTTTTAATCCTGAATGAGAGAATGGACCATAACTAAACATGTAAGATGTTGAGTAGTTAAAGTTTCCTGTTGGAGAAATAACCTCATAACCTAAAAAGGTATTAAAATTACCCATTGTGAAAGTAAGGTTATCGCTTGCATCCCAATATGCGTATAATTGATTAATGATATTGGAGCTGCCTGTTGATAAGAATACTGCATCTTCTCCTCTAGGGCCAAAAACTAAATCAGCAACAAAACCTGTGTTTTTAGTATCATAAGAGCTGATTAAATTAAACATTCCTAAACTAAACCCGTTACCATTTGCAAAAGATGTAGCTGGAGCTAAATCTGTATTTGTGCTAAGGTTTCTTTTGTAATAAATATCAGCACTACCTTCTAATGATAGTTTTGATTGTAAGCTATCTTGAGCTGTAATAATTAAAGTACTAAGTACTAATAAAATTGTAAATATATTTTTCATTTTTTTTGAAATTAAAAGAGGGGCTATTAACCCCTCTATATTATTAATGTTGATTTAATCGGAAATCTGGATAGGCACTCATTCCATGCTCTGCATTATCTAAGCCTTCTATCTCTTCTCTTTTCGATACTCTTAATCCTATTGTTTTCTTTAATGTAAATAGAATTAAGAAAGCACTAATTAAACAAAAGGCTCCAATGATACCTACTCCAGTAAGCTGTGTAAGAAATTGACTAACTCCAGCCATACTACCAAAGATACCTACTGCTAATGTTCCCCAGACACCACATCCAAGATGTACTGCTATGGCTCCTACTGGATCATCTAGTTTTAGCTTATCTAATAAAGCAACACTAAACACTACAACAATACCACCAATGATACCAATTAAAACAGATTCATTAGGGCTCATCAAGTCTGCTCCAGCAGTGATAGCGACTAGTCCTCCTAAGATTCCGTTAAGGAACATTGTTAAATCAAATGTTTTGTCCTTAATAAAAGAAGTAATTGCAGCACCAATACCACCAGCAACAGCGGCTAAACAAGTAGTAACAAGAGTTAAAGAAGTTAGCTCAGGGTTAGCACTAAGTACTGAACCACCATTAAAACCAAACCACCCTAACCAAAGTATTAATACTCCAGCAGTAGCAAAGGGTATGTTATGCCCTAAGATAGGTATTGATTTACCGTTTTTGAATTTACCAATTCTAGCACCTAATAACCATACTGCAATTAGTGCAGCCCATCCACCTACTGAGTGAACTAATGTAGATCCAGCGAAATCATAGAAACCTAAGTTATCCAAGAAACCACCTCCCCATTTCCAAGAGCCTACTATTGGATAAACTAACCCAACATAAATGATGCTGAAAACCATAAAGCTACTAAGCTTAATTCTTTCAGCTACTGCTCCAGATACAATTGTAGCAGCGGTTGCAGCAAACATTCCTTGAAAAAGAAAATCAGTCCACCACGTATAACCACCATCAGCATATTCAGCAGTCATACCGTTTACAGGTGCATCAATTCCAAATCCAGCGAATTTAAGAACTCCCATACTACCCTCTTCAAAACCTGGATACATGAGATTAAAACCTCCA